CAGATCCGAGTCAACACCCGCAAACACACGTTGCTCGTACGTCAGAACGCGCTGTTGTGAACACAGTGCTTAACCCGTTCACAGGTCGTCGCGAGCCTGAATATGCGCGAGTAATCAGTCGCAACATCGCGACTGGGGAGTCTGTGATCGTTCCTGACGATGGGATCGGGTTGCGTATCATCTCTCCAAAGTGATTCGTCTTGACCATCGAGACGACTTCCTACCTCGCGTCGCGTAGTTACGTACGACGTCGTATGAACGCGCAGGAGACATCTAAGCATGGCTGAGCAGACCTTTCGTTCTCCCGGATTCTTCGAGACTGAGACTGACCTCTCAGTAAGGCAAGAATTGGGCCCGGCTGGCGTACCCGCCGGTCTCGTTGGAGCCTCTACCCGAGGCCCCGCGTTCGTGCCTGTCACGGTCCGTGACTTCGACAATTACAAGCAGACATTCGGCGATCTGGACATCCGTTACCCGTCGGCTTACGCCGCGAACGAGTTCCTCAAGCACCGCACAGCTCTCACGTTCCTCCGCGTCCTTGGCGCTGGCTCTCTCGACAATTCCGGCGACATCCTCCGTTTTCAGTCGACTGGGCAGTGTCGTAACGCAGGCTTCGTGGTCACTGGCTCGCTCGCTAACGGCGACTCGACTGGTCGTCACATGGGCGCCGTCCAGCTCCTCGTCGCGCAACACAGCTTGCGTGCCAACGAGGCGTTCGGCATGCCGATGTTCACAAACAACTCGTCCTTCGCCGGATCGGTCGCAAACCTTGTCCGGGGCGTCGTACTGCTTGCCTCCGGCACTCGCATGATGGTGTTGGACGGCAACCAGAGCGCGCAAGGCGCTTTCGGTCTCACGACTCCTGACGACGTTGCAACCGTCTCCAGCGGTAAGTTCAAGATTGTTCTTTCTTCGTCGAACGGCACGTCTTTCGGCGTCACCGATGGCAACCCAGGCGTCAAGATCTTCACAGCATCTCTCGATCCATCCAGCTCGGATTACTTCGCCAAGTTGCTCAACAGCGATCCTGAGAAGTTCGCGTCGGAACAGCACCTTGTGTACGCCGATTACGCGGTCGACGACGAGCTCGCCACGGCAACCACCGTCGCGATCGTCTCTGGTTCGAACAACACATCCACGGCATCCGGCGACACTTCGATGAAGTTCCGCGACACGTTCGGCCACTTCGACACGAAGTACAGCGCGCCCGCGTCCCCGTCGATCATCTCGCAACCCTTTGGAGCGACCGAGTACGATCTCTTCTCTGTTCAGGCGTTGGACGATGGCGAGTACGCCAACCGACTCTACAAGATCTCTATCGCGGATCTCAAGATCTCGGGTGATCCTGCCAACCCTTACGGCACATTCTCGTTGCTCGTGCGTGCTTTCAACGACACGGACTCGACCCCCGACATCCTCGAGCAGTTCTCGCAGTGCGATCTGAACCCAGATTCTGAGAACTACGTCGCACGCAAGGTTGGCGATCGCAAGGTCACGTTCAACTTTGAGAGCGAGAATCTCAACGAGCGTCGTCTTCTGAGCAGTGGTCGGTACGCCAACCAATCCAAGTTCATTCGCGTCGTCATGAGCGATCAGGTTGAGCGCAAGCTCACACCGGCGAAGTCTTTGCCCTTCGGGTTCCGCGGCGTCGAGGTTCTCAAGACCAACGACGGCACAACGGATCGCCCGGGTGTCGCCACGCTCGTTCGCCTCGCTGCAAACGTCTCTGGCAACACAATCGGAGCGATGCTCAGCGGCTCTGTCATTCCTCCGATCCCGTTCCGCTTCAAGGTGACGAAGGGTGAGGTCGCGACCGCGGGTTACGTCGGCAACCCTGGCCCCACTGAGCTCGCCTCCCCGAACTTCTACTGGGGTGTCAAGTTCGAGCGCAACACCACGCCGCTCAACCCGAACACGGTGACCGATCAGAACAGCCTCATCGCGACCCTCACGCAGTTCGCGGGCATCCGCAAGCTTGATGCGGTTGTCACTGGAACGAACGCCGACGCCCTCTGCAACAACAAGTTCAGCCTCGCACGTGTTGCCTTCGCGAACACCGCATTTGCTGACTTCACGGGTTCGATCGACGCGCACATGAAAGAGGCTTCGTACCTGCGTAACGCGACGGTCAACCCGACGACGTACACGGTCAACGACGGCACCATCTCTAGCCGACTCACGTTTGCAGCTCTCGCTGCGGCGACGTCGAGCGTTCAGTTCAACCGATTCTCTCCGTACGCGAAGTTCACAACGTTCCTCTACGGCGGATTCGACGGCGTGAACATGCTTGACAAGTCGGCTCGACGCATGCAGGACAAGGCTGTGTCGTTCGATGCTGGCGGTGGCGCAGAAAGCTCCTACGTCTCGCCAGGACTCGCACAGAATCAAGCAGGCACCGCGACGCGCAACAACGGCGTTGTGGCCTACAAGACGGCCGTCGACATCATGACGAACCAGTTCTACATCAACACGAACATCCTGGCGATCCCAGGCATCCGTGAGTCGTACCTGACCAACTACGCGGCGCAGAAGACGCGCGAGTACGGCATGGCTGTTTACCTCATGGACATCGCGACGTACGACGACACGAACACACGGCTTTACGACGATTCAACCAGCCGTCCTGACGTGACGAACACGGCGAAGGCTTTCGACGGACGCGCGATCGACAACGATTACTCGGCTGTCTACTTCCCCGACGTCTTCATCGACGACACGACCAACAAGCGCCGCGTCAAGGTGCCAGCTTCAGTGGCCTCTCTCGCAGCGCTTGCCTACAACGATCGGATCGCGTACCCCTGGTTCGCGCCTGCCGGCTTCAACCGTGCCGCGCTTGACTTCGTCAAGAACATCGCAGTGAGGCTCAACGCTGCTGACCGCGACGCGCTCTACGACGTGCGCATCAACCCGATCGCAACGTTCCCCAAGCAGGGTTTCGTCATCTTCGGGCAGAAGACGTGCAAAGCTTCCAAGAGCGCGCTCGATCGTGTCAACGTGCGTCGCCTTCTGCTTGAAGTCAAGCGTGTGGTCACTGGCATCGCTCTCAAACTGCCTTTCGAGCAGAACACGCCCACCGTCAGGGATCAGTTCGTTCGCGACGCGTCCATACGCCTCGGCCTCATTCAGACGCAAGCCGGTGTGGAGTCTTTCAGCGTCGTCATGGACGACACCAACAACACCGACCGCGACCGCGACGAGAACAAACTCAACGGACGCATCACGATCGTGCCCACAAGGACGATTGAGTTCATCAAGATCGACTTCATCATCACGAACGCCGGCGTGGAATTCGTGTGAGCCACCCGTGCGGGTTCTTCTCTGAAAAGAGTTGACCCGCACGGTAGTCTAGCTCCCACACGTACTTGAGTTCGTAGCCGAGCTCGATGATGCGTCGTTGCTTCTCGAGCGCTTCGAGGTAAAGACTGCCCATGCGGTGGCCGTTCCTTGTGTTGAGAGCGTCGGGTGCGTACGTTCGTGGATCACCGTGCCAGTAGGTGCCGAAGAACTCGTAGACCGTGTGGTTGATCATGCCGTCGGCTCTCATTCGACTGCCGACGATGCGCACTTGACGATGATCAGGGTCGTCCGGCACGCCGACGGCAGCAAGCCATTTCCGTTCGGCTTTCGATACGTTGTCGGCGCAACGAGGGCATCCTTGCTCGACGTTGATATGTTTCATTGGCTTTTGCCAGAAGGATCCATGGGCAGAGCAGACGATCTTTACGGGAGTCGAGTTGTTCACATATTTGACTTCTGAGTAGTCGTAACGTTCGCCGTGAACAGTCTTAGCTGCATCAAGGAACTCATCGGGCGTACGTTTGAACGAGCCAAAGCATTGTGGGCATCCGGCTGTCTGATGAACGTGACTGTCGTAACACTGTTGGAAGGCGCCGTGCTTGCGACAGACGATTGTGAACGGCGTCGAGGAGTTGACGTAGACCTGCGGAGGATACTCGTACGTGTCGCCGTGAATTGCTCGCGAACGAGTCACAACCTCGTCCAACGACCAAGCACGCTGCGCGCGAAGGTGTTCGTTCGTGCATTCCGGGCAGCCTGTCTTACTTCTGACGTGATCGTTAGGTGACATCCAGAATGGTCCATGTGTTGGACATGAGATTTTCCCCGGCGTCTTCATCTCAACGTACTCGAAAGCGGTGTAGTCGAAAGGCGTCGAGTGAGCTTGACGCATTCTGTCGACGACGGTGTCTAAGGCGAGCTTATTTGATGGAGCTCGTTGTGCTTCGATCTGTTGAAGTGTCAGTCGACGATGAACACACGTTGGACACCCAGAACGATTGAAGAAGTGATTGCCGTAGTTCTGGAAGAAGCTCCCGTGTTCGCGGCAGATGATCTCACCTTTGGTTCGCAAAGTTGTGTAGACGAACTTCGAGTAGTCATACGTGTCGCCGTGTATTGATCTCATACGAGAGATAACAACATCTTGATCTAACCGTGGCGGCCCGGAGCGTCCCATTGCTATGATGCTAGCTACTGAGGACCTATCAGTTAGATTCGAGAGCTGAAATTGAGACAGTCGCTTAGTTACCAAACATGGCGAACGTGAAACTTGGAAGTGCTGGTGTTACTAGTCGAGAGATAGACCTCTCCGGCCCCGTGAGCGCGCAGCCAATCGGAACGCCGTGTGGTGTAATCGGAACTTCTCTCAAAGGTCCTGCCTTCGTCCCTGTCACCGTTGGCCTGATCGAGGACTACTACGCCAAGTTCGGCAAGACCGATGGGCAGAAGTTTGGCCCGCTTGCTGTCACTGAGTGGCTGCGTAGCGCGCAGGCTGTCACATACCTTCGAGTCCTCGGCGTGGGTCAAGGCCTCAAGCGTGAGACCGGAACGAACGCTGGCCGTGTGCTCAACGCAGGCTTCGTCGCCGGCGAGCAGCTGCCAAACGTCGACAGTGGCATCCTAACCTCCAACCCTTACGCTAACTCCGGCGGATCGCTTGGACGCGTGTACATGATCGGCTGCTTCATGAGCGAGTCGCTTGGCTCGTCCATCTTCAGCTCCGCCAGCCTGCAAGGTGTTGGCTCTGTCACGCCAGGCGCCTCCACGGCAGTTCCCATGCTCCGCGGCGTCTTGATGGCTCCCTCGGGTGTCATCGTCAAGCTGTCGTCGTCCTTCACAGCCTCGGCAGCTCCCGCGTCCACCCTCGTCGCGACCGACGTTGGCTCTAGTGGCTCGCCTGTTGGCACGGTTGTCCTCGCCTCCGGCAAGCAGGAGTTCGTTCTGCTGCTCAACGGTCACAAGGGCACTGACGCAGCGTACCCCAACGTGTACACCGCGAGCTTCGACTCGACGGCTCCAAACTACTTCAAGAACGTCCTCAACAGCGATCCGTACAAGCTGCAGCAGGCTGGTCACTACCTCTACGCGTACTGGGACATCCATCCCGCGCTCGCAGTCGTGACTGGATCTGGCCTCATCAGCAGCGCTTCCTCGGCTGGCAACACCGCCGGGCTTGAGTCCGCGGCGTTCATCCTCACAGGCAGTCTTGGCCGTGATGTCGGCAGCGCTTCTACTCCGAACTACGAGAACTGGGAGGATCGTTTCTCTCACGCCAAGTCTCCTTGGGTTCTCTCGCAGCGATTTGGTGGCACGCCGAAGGCGCTCTTCCGCTTCCACATGATAGACGACGGCGCCGGAAACTCGAACAAGGTCAAGATCTCCATCGAGAACATCGCGCCTTCGTCTGACAGTCAGAACCCATACGGCACGTTCGACGTTGTTGTGCGTGAGTGGAACGACACAGACGTGAACCCTCGCACGCTCGAGCAGTACCGCGGCCTGTCCCTGAACCCTTCGGCGGATCGCTACATCGCCAAGTCGATCGGCGACATGAACGTCTTCTACGACTTCGACAAGACGACCCAGTCCCAGAAGCTCGTCGTTGACGGCAACTACCCGAACGCGTCCAACTACGTTCGCGTTGAGCTCGATGATCTCGTCGTCAACGGTGAGGTGGACTCCACTGCTCTCCCCATTGGCTTCCGTGGCATCGCTCACCTGGTGACGTCCGGCTCTGCCCCTCTCGCCGCGATCACCTCGATCGGTGGGCAATCGGATCTGATCGTGGCAGACGCGCTCAAGCGCGTCGTCCAGTCCCCGGTCCCCTTCAGGCTCAGCCTGCAAGAGGGCGAAGGCGTCAAAGCGCTTGTCAACTCGTCGCTCTACTGGGGCGTTCAGTTCGAGCAGGTCATCAGCGTGAGCAACCCCAACGCCACCAGCGTCAAGAACGACTCGCTCGCGAGCTACACTCTCTACTTCCCCAACTTCCAGACATCCAACCTGAACTTCTTGGAAGAGGGTTCTGTCGGCGTCGCTGACTCGGCTTCGAACGGCATTCTCGACGTGGATCGCTTCTGCAACAACAAGTTCACACTTGAGAACATCCGTGTCATGACCGGCTCGGATGCGAAGGCAGATCCTCAAAAATGGTCGACCGCTGTCTACGTGCGTGACGGCAACATCGCAGCGAACGCTGCTGACAAGACGCGAGCCCTCGCGATCGGTGACTTCACGCAGCCAAACCGCAAGTACCTCAAGTTCACCATGCTCACGCAAGGCGGATTCGACGGCACAAACATGTTCGATCGCGAGGAGGCCGCCATCTCCAACGTGGCTGTCACGGCCGACATGGCTGACTCCACACGCGGCCAGTCTGCAGGCGCGTCGGCCGCAGCTTACCGCAAGGCGATCGACATCATGTCTGAGCGCACCGACGTTGACATCCAGCTGCTCGCCATCCCCGGCATCAGGCATGCTATCGTCACCGACAAGGCCATCGAGTCTGTTGAACGTCGCTTCGACGCCATGTACATCATGGACATCGAGGAGTACGACACGAACGGCTCGCTCATCACGGGAAGCATCCAGGTCCCCAGCGTCATCAACACGACGACGCAGTTCAAGACACGCGCGCTCAACAACTCGTTCGGCGCCGCGTATTACCCTGACGTCGTCGTCACGGATCCCACCACAAAGAGCAATGTGATGGTCCCCTCCAGCGTCGTCGTCCTCGGTGCGTTCGCGTTGAACGACGCGAAGGCGTACCCCTGGTTCGCGCCCGCCGGCTTCGATCGTGGCGCGCTTGCTAGCACGCTCGAGACGAAGGTCAAACTGTCTAAGGACAACATGGACACGCTCTACGACGCGAACATCAACCCGCTCGTCGCGTTCCCAGGGAACACACCGGCTGGCACGCAAGCGCAAGGCGGAGTGGTTGTGTGGGGTCAGCGCACGCTGCAAGCGTTCGCCAGCTCGCTGGATCGAGTCAACGTTCGTCG